TATAACGCTTGCACATGCTGTCGATCGGGCTTTTGGCCTATAAAAATCTTCATATGTTGATTTTATACCACTGCTCTTTTAAACAGTCAACAAAAGTTTTTAAATTCCGTTAGGACGTGGTGACATCATGTTACCTTCGCGTCCTCCCACTTGACTTCCATCAGGTAGCGTATTTTGGGGAGCAGGGCCTTGCGTCATACCGGGAGCGCCCGGTGCGCCACCCTGAAGTTCGCCAGCAATTATGGCTAGCTGTTCTTGAAGCTGCGCGTTTTGCTGCTGCAAAGTTTGCATCGCTGTCAGCGTAGGACGATCAGGAACAATGCGATTCACGTTGCCGCTTAAGTTGCGAGCCTGCTCGCGCAAGAGCTCTGCTGCACCGTCCATACCTACGATCTGCTGAGCCACTGGGCTGTTGAGCACCAGAGTCAGGAACTCGTTGCGGCGGATAGCTTCGGCTTCCTTGACCACCAAACTGTTTGCGCCTTTGGCCACGGCCTTGACGTCGCCAATCAAGTCTGGGTCTTTGCTGTAACGCAAATTGTCTTGGTACAAACGCTCAATTGATGGGACGATGACAGAGCGGTCAATGTTGCTAATAACCTGCTTGATGCCCTTACCAGCGTTAGAAATTAGCATAGACAAACCAGATGATGTACGTCCTGCACCGGGTGTGTTCTCACCAGTCATGTAACGAGGAATCATTGTGTCTTCATCAGCGCGTGCGGAGAACTTCTCAAACACTGCCATCAGCTCATTGGCATTACTGTTAGGCTGATAAAACGTTAAAGGCTGAGAGCCGTCGTTAAATTCAGAACTCTGGAACTGCCAGATTTTCCACGGGTGCATCTCAGTGATATCTTCGCCGGGCGGCAAGCGTGAAACATTCACACCGACCTGTGGGCCTGAAGAAATACCCATGTTGTTTGCTAAAGCACGGGCTGAAGCATTTACCATGTTCTGGGAATCACGGCACAAGTCCGCAACGCCTTTACCAGCAACGGCTCCGGGCACTTTCTCGTACGAAGTAACGTAGTATGGCTTGCGTCCCAGCGGATCATAGTTGAGCACAGCGCGAATGACCGTAGAACCTACTAACCACACTTCGCATGGATAGTTTAGATCAGCATCAGGAATCTCTTTTGCAGATAAACCCCAAGTGAGTAAGTCACTGCCTTTTACACTATCCCACATCTGCAAAGCATCAATCAGATCAGTTGTAAAAATAGTCTGTGTAGTACGCTCAACAATAAATCCTTCCTGTACATCCGAGCACCATGGAGCCCAGTAGAACATGAATGGATCAACGCGCTCCCACTCGTTGGTAATTTCTTCAGAGGGCGCAAGTTGCCCATTCTGCCACGCCAACGTCTTGCGTTTACGCTTTACAGGTCCTTTGAGAACGGCATACGGAAACGTAACAACGTCGTCAAGAAATGTATTCAGTGCATCTGTCCAACCACCTTCAATGAGTTGGTCTTCCATTTTCAATTCCATGCGGTCGACGCGCTCATTAGCTTCTTCGCGCAAGCGGCGCATAGCAGAGTCTTTCATTTGCTGTGCGGTTTCACGAAGCTGGTTCGGATCAGGAATCTGCCCGCCCTGCTCCATCATTGTCTGCAGCTGCTGCTGCATGCTAGCCATCAATTCTGCAATCAACTCAGGTGGCAGCGTTGGCTCTGGCGTTGCCTCAAGACTCCAAGGCTTATCAGTACCTGTACCAAGCAAAGTATCACGCAGCCAGCTTGTAGCAGCGCGGCATTTTACAGAGGTCAAGTTAATATAAATATCTGAGCCGCCTTGACGCTTAATCTCCGCTAACTTGTCAGGGTTGTATTCCCCGTTACGCTGCCTTAGACAATCAAGCATGCGCTCTTCAATTGTTCGTTTTGCTTCACGCGCCGACTCCCAGCGCTTTCCGCTCCAAATCACGGGAACGAGCTACTGGAATGAGTGCGATGCCTGAAGCCATCAGTCGTCCTTAAATAGTTACCGCATTGTACCGCCCACTGTCAAGTGGTCAAGTGTATGCGTATGAAGATTTTTTAATTTCACGACGTTTAGCCTCAAGTCCTAGCCCTCTTATGTTCATGTCGATGACTGACGCCCCGTATTGCAACGCATCGTGTATGTGACTCGACTCGTTCTTGTCTGGGCTGTCCTCCATCTCACCGTTCTTCTTCACTTTATACCGGTAGCCAGAGCGAAAACCTTTTATAAGCGAAGTACACCGCGGGTCTATGAGAAACATCGCCTTACCCTCAAGTTGTCTGGACAGCAGTCTCTCAACGGCCTCAATGCGAAGGTCTGGCTTGTTTGTCGGGGGCTTAATGCACTTAAAACCCGCATTTTTCAGTGCGTCCACGAGTGTCATCTCGTTAAGCTGCTGCTTCATAAACCCTGCTGGGTCAGGCGCTGCAATGAACTGGTATCCCGAATATGTGTTGGAAATATGCGGCTGCAGGCGTGTGGTTATAAACGTCTCAATGCCCATATTCTCACTGGTAAGCTCAGAGAGCACCAGCACGCGCCCGCGCGGGTCACGCTGCATAAACACTGCCGCGGGTGTGCGGCCAAAGTCAATCCCGATGGTGATGGGGTAGTCCATGTTCTGTATAGGTCGGATGTTGTCCTTGGCCACGTGAAAGTCCTGTGTGAACGTCTTCTGATACACCGGTGTGCCCGACAGAGACCTGCCCCACTTACCGTGCACGTACACATCAATCCAGTCCTCGCTCTTACCCTCGCACAAGTCCTCGTAGTAGTGGGATGGTAAGTGCTGTACCCAGTCTGCCTCTTCGCTGAGACCACTCGGTTGGATCGTCACGTGAACTTTATCTGGGTCAGCATTGGTGAGATACTGCTCCCAGTGTGCGTCCATGTCCGGCGGGTTGGTCGCGCCCCAGACTTTCTTCTGCTGCACACCGTTGTCATCCACGCATCCTTGCACGGGATTACCCTTATCATCTACGCCCCACTGGGTGCGGTGCGGCACCATCATCCCGTTGGGGTATCTACCTAGACGACCAGTGAGCGCGTCGAACACGTCGGAGTTTATCTCACGCACCTCGTCCACCATGGCGAACGATAACTGCAGCGAAAGCAAGCGACGCACGTCGTTGGCGTCGTCCAAACCTCGGAACAGCACGTCACATTCCACGTCGTCAAAGCGAAGCGTGAAGCGAAGTTCCGTTCTGTGGTAAATCCCAGCTTGTCCTTCTGGGAACAAACCTAAAAAATCCTTGATCGTCGAGTCCAGCAACATCTGACGTGTGTTACGAACTACCGCGCAACGAGAGCGGCGGATACCATCCGCGCATGCTGCGACTTTCCGCGCCTCGATGGGAATCTTCATCAAGGACGCTGTCGTTTTTGTCGAACCCACGGGCCCAACGATGAATGATTGAAACTTATCTGAGAGTAGGTAGGGCGTTACGGACTGTACTGGGGTGTAGTTAACGCTCATGTGTAGTCATCCCCAGCGTACTCGTAATTTTCGTCTTCGACCAGCAAAATCGGGGTGTATTCGGCTATTTTTGACGTTTTTACGCCGATTTCAGGGGTTTCAGCCTCCAAAACAAGGGTCTGTTTAGCTGAATTTGCAGTGCTTGGGATGTTAATTGTGATCGAAAAACCCGGGCCAGCAGTCGAAATTGCACTGTTTTTAGGCTTCAAATCACCCCATTCAACGAAGTTTTCGATGATTTTTGCCCTCACAGCCGCTGGTGTGTCGGGGTCTCGCACCATATGGTACGCCGTAGGTAGTAAATCCTCTGCAAGTATGCGGGACTTGGCAGCAAATGAGAATCCGCTCTCCTGCATTTCCTTGGTATAGCTGTCCACATACCTCTTGAACTGTGGATTCGCAGAGATAGCATCGTATTCTGATTGCGTCAAGCCTTCACTCGCAAGAATCTCCGTAATAGGGCGTGCAGCCCCCACGGTATTTCTAGCAACAGCAAGTGCAAGTTCGCGCAACACCTGATCGGCATTGATGGAATTGTTCATGGGCGGAATGTACCATGGTTTTTTAAACAGTGTCTATAGAAAATTAGCTGAAAAATTTTGGGTTGTCAAGAGGGGGCTTGGGGGGTAGAATATTTTAAATTGTAAGGTTGTTGTGTGCGTGTTAGGTATCAAAAAATTGACCTTGTTCTGAGAGTGACGGATACACATAGGGGGCGGGGGTGGGGGGTGTGGGGGGCCCCTAGGGGGTGGGTACTACTATCACTTAACCGTCCAGAATTAACGGGCAAACCCACAATTAAACCCTGAAAACCCGTATAATTCAGACATGGGCGAAAGAGACCAAACAGAAATTAACTCATTAACTTACTAAGGATTTCATCATGGCTAGAATTGCAAAACCCGTCACATTTTCCCGCGCTATCACTGACAAGCGCGAGTCACTCGCAGAAGCTCGCAAAGATTTGAAAGAGCTCGAGTCGCAAGCTAAAGAGTTCACCGCCGCTTATGCAGTCGTCAACGCGATAATCGAAAACGCACAGCAAATCGGATTCGCAAAGCATTTTTATGCTCGCCCCACTACCTATTTGAAGTGGAACGGCGATTATCGCAATGAGTTAAACGTGTCAATTGAAGACACAGTAACTTCCCTGAAAGATGGTGCGGTTCCTGCTTTGCTCGAAGCCATCGGCACATACGGATTTGAATGTGACAGCACATTTGATTATGCGCTCGAGTATGTAGCATCCCGCGTTTTCCGCCACACAGCGAAAATCGGTTCAGTCGACGTGACAATTCGAGTCGAAGCAAATATCGCGGACGGTTCAGAATCTTGCAAAAAGGTTCAGACCGGAACAAAACTCGAAGAGGTCGCGGTTTATGAAATCCAGTGCTCTTGATATTCTGAGCGCAGTCGCGGTGGGCCTCGCGCTCGCCGCGCTAGCACTACATTATTTTGACGTCCTATTCTTCTGAATCCGGGCCCGCATTCGCGGGCTTTTTTTTTCGTCCAAAACTATCACTACTATCATCATTTTTTCGTTTTCGGCTTGACAAGGTGGCTAAGTTAGTCTCCACTAACATTCCAGTATGCGACGTGTGACGCACGACGGATGACGTATGGGCCCGACTACTATCACGTGTTGTTGGTTAATCCCGTGGGATTAGTGCCCTTTTGGTTGCGTACGTGGTAAGCATGTGGTATGATTGACTCATGTCGATCGAGGCATACCCGCCTAGGGGTTTCTAGGTGACTCGTTAACTAAGGAGCTCACAATGAGCAAAGCAAAAAAAGCCGCCACTGTTACAGTGGCAACCCGTGACGCGGCCATTGGCACGTTGATCAACGAAGCCGGTCAAGCCGCCCAAAGCATGTTGACCAAGTGCAAAGAAGCCGCCCAAAAAGCCGCCGGTCAACTTGACGCGGCTAAACCCATGGGAGACCGGATCGCGGGTGTAGTGGCACTTTACGCGGCTGACTTCACCGCCGCCGGTCACAATGTAAAAGCATTATTTGTAGATGCGCTTACACTTCACGCGGCGGCACAATGCCCCGTCATGGTGAACACCATTGGCAAAGATGGAAAAAAGGTTGACACGCCGTCAACGGCGGCGGAGGCGGTCAACATGCCCAAGCATGCAATGCGGGACGCGGCCAAGCAAGTGCGCGAAGTGCACGGGATCGGACGCAAAACCGGCGGCGGACGCAAAACCACCGCGGCCAAAACAACAACGGCCGCGCCCGCGCCCGATATGGTAAAAACGGAAACCGACAAGTTTTCCGCATGGTTAGATGATCTGGACGTTTATTTCAAAGATGCGGTATTTCACCCGCGGATTGTCGCGCACTTGATAACCCTAGGCTATAGCGTCAACAAAGCCGCCAAAGGCAAAGTGATCAAAGGCGCGGCCACCTAAGCCCACCGATCAACCGGCCAAGCCCCCGCAAGGGGGCTTTTTTTTGTCTAAATTTTTAGCAGGAACTATCACTACTATCACATCGCGCGTCCCCAAACATCGGGGCCACTAACTACTATCATGCACGCTCCGGTATGCGACGACGTACGCTGTATGGGCGACGGATGACACATGACGTACGACGTATGCTGTATGGATGACGAATTTAATCCCGCGGGATTAGCCCTACTTTCATTGTGGTGTTGTAGATTGGCAACTTTCCTTATTTCATGCGGGTTGCGACGTAAGTGAACGCTTTTTTAGATTACGCGAAACTTACAAATCTAAATTAGTTTGCTCGTTGAATTGTACGTATGTTGTCTGGATAAGCTAAGTTGTTGATTTTAAAGGCTTTTTTCGGGTAGCGGGCACTGGGGTCGGGCATATATATATATAAATTAGTTAATTAGTTAATAGTTAGTAGTAGTTAGAGAGGAAAGGTTAAAGTACTGTGTCCTGTTCAAGTGTTTCGATCCGTAGTACGTCCAACCCCCCCAACTATTTACTCTCTTGCCGGAAAACCCAACTAATTGACTAAAGTGAGCAAAATCAACGACTTACAATTTTTAATCTGACTAATTTCCAAACTAATCGATCTAAAACCCAAACTAATTGCCAGAATCTACAAATCATCCACACAACTTTCTCGATTATTTATCATCCAAATGTGTTGTTGTATGGGACTAATTTAAAAACTCACGCCATGCACTTTAGTTCATGCCATATTCGATCATCTGGACAACAACCTTTTCCAAACTAATTTATCCTGTGCCTTAAGTTGACAACCACACCATAACATGGTACAATGTATCCATCGAGTCGAGAAACGCCTGCGGTTTTCGGGTCGGTACCCGTCCTGTGCTAATCCCACGGGATTAACTCCCTCACTTATTTACGTATCACTGGAGATCAAATGACAACTAATGCACATGTTGCCGCACGCTTTGCGTCTGCGGCTAAGAAACTCGTCGGCACTGAAATGCGCTCACTGGGTGTAGGCTCTAATATGTCTGCACGCAATCCGAGCATTTCACAGCAAAGTTCAATCAACCTAGATTCTGACGGGCACTTCGACGTGTTGGCCATCGGCTATTCATACACAACAGAAGTTGCCCAGTTAGTGCACAACAACCACTCAGGCAATCTTGAACTGTGGATGCACGTCAACGGGTTCTCACCAACGACCAGACGTCACAAGTCACTTTACTTCAATGCTTTTCTGGAGCAACAGAAGGATGCAGGCGTGCCCTACGAAGTTGCAGTTAAAAAGGTTTACCGCACTGGGTGTTTCGAGGCGGGCTATCGCACACGTTGCAAGTGGAATGACGACAAGGGGTTCAGCGGGTTGACCAGACCACATCGTGCTGAGGCTTGTCAGTATGGCGTCAACTATGCCGAGGCTATGACTGCTCTTGAAACGGCCGCGGTTCGCCCTCGGTTGCATGATGCCACAAGGTTTGCGCTTTTACATGATGCCCGAGTGCATCTTGAGACGTGCGTTCGCAACGTGTCGCAGGACATCAATACCAATTCGACGATTGCGGCATCGTACGACAACCCCGAGTTCTTGGACGCATGCCGCAACGTGCTTGACTTCATCTTTGTTGTATCTGAGTACCCCGTCAAGCAAATGCGCGTGGCACTTGCCGGATTCATTGCCCTTCACACCAACAACTAATCCCGTGGGATTAAAGGAAACATCATGGAAAACCAAATGAAAACATACCAAATCACAGTCTATTCAACTGTGACAAAACTTCACACTGTAAATGCATACAGTAAAGAGGGAGCAATCGCTTGTGCCGGTGACATCATGAGCCCGCTAGAGACGGGCGACACTGGCTCTGACTCACACTGGGATCAGACTGTAATTGGTGTCAAGGAAATACCACACCAACGTGACTTGACACTTTCGGAAGTTGCGTTTGTCGACGCATATTGCAGTGCGGTAGCAGTTGCACCACGGGAAGAGGTTGTGCGGTTTGTATCAATTGACCCTGAGTACCGCTCGAGTCGTGAGTTCTACGATTCCATGTCTGAGTATTACACGTCGATTGCCGACGCATTCGAGGTCTGGTATCAAGCGATGAAATTTGCGACGGAGGTTAGAAAATGAGCAGACTTAAGAACTTAATCATCAGTTTGCTCGAGGATCACCATCCTGCAGAACTGGAAGAGATCACGGGTGCAGACTGGGACACGTGTTTCAAGCTCGTGCATGAGATACGCAAGGACGGGGGCTTTGACCCCAACGATTGGGAACCGGTGAAGTCCGGTGACATATGGGCGATCTACGGCAAAACCTTTTCGGCCGAGTGGATCGATGAACATGGCGAGTGCCTAGCGTTTGACACCAAGCGCGAAGCTAATGAATATATCAGGGAGAACATTAAATGAACGAGACGAACCAAATGATTCTAAACATTGGTTTCGATGCGGGTGAGGGTTGGCAAGAACGATTAGCTGACGCCTTGCTCGCCATCCAAGCACATGTGCGCGAGAGTGACAAATTGCGTGTAGCTGACACGCTCGACGGTAACAACTTTACGGCAACGTATACCCTTTTCGGAGAACTTAAATGACTGACCGCAAAAAAGCAGAACTGTTAGGTGAGGCACTGAACAACCTGATGCAGTCCGCACACAACTACATCGAGGATGGATCGTGGCTTAACGACTTGCTCTATGACATCAAACATGCACAAGACTTGATCAACAAACTTAAGGAATCAAAATGATGACTAAATGGGAAAAACTGGAGCGAGTAGTTCTACTCGCAGGGTTGATTGTTGTATTGCTTGACTTATTTATTTGGAGACCATAATGACTTTTACTGTTCACGAAACTTTCGAATACGAGATCGGTGAGTTTGCTTTGCCGTACCTTATCAATGCCGACTCGACGGGGCTTGACGACGAAGAGCATGCCCTTGTCGATGAATGGTTCAGTGCAAGCACTGACCAGTGGCGAGACGCTGACGACAACTTGTGGGTGTATACGCACATGTCTGTGGTTGAGGGTTCACGCAATGAGTTCGCGTACGACGACATCACAGGCCACTATGGTGTGACGCAGAAGGTCATATTGTTTTTCATCAGAGTAATCTAATCCCACGGGATTAAAGGAGCAATCATGGGATACAGATCAGATGTTAAGTACGTGTTGTTGTTCAATACTGACGAGCAACGCCAAGCGTTCAAGTTGGAGGCAATGCTCATTGCCGCTGACATTGAGTCAGGGCTAGACATTATCAACAACGACTGGGAATACAAAATTGACCTGCACGATGAGGACTTCCCGTACCAGATACGCGTGCATTACGAGGACATAAAGTGGTACGAGTCGACGCCTTGGGTTGACATGCAAGAGAAGCTCATGGACTTGGCCGTCAGTGACTATGGGGGAGGGTATGTGTTCCTGCGGCTAGGCGAGGAAAACGATGATGTGGAATGCGACCACAACTGCGCGGGTGAGCGTGAGACCTACTTGTACGCCGATAACTACATCGAAGTCATTCGTAAATCGGAATTTGTTTAAGGAGCAATCATGAGCTATGACGACATCACACATGAGGAAATGTTCACGCACAAGTGCGGCAAGGTATACCGCGTGCGGTGGCTACCGGACTACGACACAGGCTCACCGCTTGAGTGGTCAGACAACCACGGGGTTGTGGTCGAGATGGATTGGAACCCGCTGAATGCCGAGCAGATGGAGCAGCACATCGTCGACGAAGAACCTGATCTCGAGGAAGAGACGCGCCTTCGCATGCTGAAACCACTGTTTACAAACACAGGTAGAACTGTGCGACGCCTGTACTACGACTTCTTCTCATCGCTAGAAGTTGCACGCAGGGAATGGGGGCAGAAGACGCCCGAGGATCGACTTCGTGCAGTGGAGCAAGACTACAAGTATCTGAAGGGTTGGTACGATAGCGATTGGCACTGGGTTCATCTCGAGGTAACACTCATGGTCGACGGCGTGCCTGACTTCACGCATCAGTACAACGTGGGTGGGTACGAGAGCGACCTTGCGCTTGACACTGACTTGGAAGAAGACAAGATTGACACGATCAATCAGGCCATTAAAGAACTGGAATGGGACAGACGCGCCGCGTCGCATCCCGGACAATTGGAGTTAGCCCTCTGACTTGACAACTGGGCAATAACCTGTTACAATAATGACATGGACTAGGGGATCGCCCACACCCTTAGTTCTTTTCCTAATCCCGTGGGATTAACTTGTTTACTTATGGAGATCATCATGGATCAATCACAACTGTTATCTATTTTCGGTGGCGTGTACGACAAACTTGTGTCGGACGTTGCAGACGCAGTTATCAGCAAAATGAAAGCTGAAACTCAGGCCGTGCTTGCGCTTGACGCAGAGGCATTACGTAGCTCACTCATTGAGTTACTCAACGACGACGACCAGACCCGCGAGGCTGTGCACAACGCGACTGCTGTTTACATCGACGACCAGATCGAGTCAAAGGTTGAGGACGCCATGAACGACTTTGACTTCGAGTCCAAGATCGACGACGTTGTTGACCAGAAGCTAGAGAACTTCGAGCCCAACTTCTCAGGCGGTGACTTCGAAGAAGCTGTTCGTACCGTCATTCGTGACGCCCTCTAATCCCACGGGATTAACTTATTAACTGGAGAACATTATGTCTATTAAAGATCACGCACTGTTAGTTTCCCTCACTGTCAACAAACCACAGATGACACAGAAGGACGGCAAGGCTACGGCCGATGCCGAGTCTGCCAACAACGCCCATGGTGCAGGGCAGTATCGCAAGGACTTGTACCCCAAGTCACTTGTCCAACCAATCGTTGCAGTGGAGACGCAAGCCCGTGCATACATTGACAGCACCACATACCCGTGGCACAGAGGCGAGGACTTGTTGCCCTCTTCACGTTTCATGCAGTTCGCTGACCGCATGGCCAAGTTCGATCTCGAGTTCGATCAGGCGGTGACTGCGTTCCTCAACAACTGGAGCAACGTCATGATGCTAGCGCAGAACAGCCAAGGTAGTTTGTTCGATCCCAATGCATACCCTGACTTGTCTGATCTACGCAAAGCGTTTCGCTTCAGGATCAACTACCGCCCCGTCACTGACATGGGTGACTTCCGCGTATCCATGCAGGAAGAAGAGCTCAGCACTTTGCGTCAGCAAGTTGAGGAAGCAACAAAGGAATCGATGAACGCCATCATGCGTGCACCACTGGAACGTCTCAAGCAAGTGGTCGCTCGCTTACATGATGTGACGGGCAAAGGTGAGCGCGAGATCATCAACAAGAGAACCGGTGTAGGTGAGATTCGCTCGCCCATATTCCGCGACTCAGTGTGCGAGAATATTGCCGAGGAGATAAACTTGTTGCATGACTTCGCTGACATTCTTCCGGACAACATCCTTGCACTGGCAAAGACAGTCATCGACACGACGCCGCATCCACAACAGTTGCGTGACGATCCTGAGAAACGCAAGGCAGTTAACGTACAGACAACTGCACTGCTTGCGTCCATCGACGAGATGCTCGAGTTCTGATTTGCATTCATCTCAGAACCCAAGTAAGATAGGCACACACGGGAGCCTTAATCCCGTGGGATTAAAAACTTGTTTACTTATAGGAAATCATCATGCGTATTGCACACGTTACCCCCATCCTCGTTAAGCGTTACCTCAACGACAAAACACGAGCACGTACAACTTTCTTGCGTGGCCCATCGGGCATCGGCAAGTCCGAGGTTGTGTTCCAGACAAGCAAGCTATTGTCTGAGCATGTATCCAACTGGCAGGGTGTAGTTGATCTACGTCTAGCACAGATGGAGCCCACTGACTTGCGCGGTATCCCGCACGTAGTTGACGGCCGCACACACTGGGCACGCCCAGACTTTTTGCCCGCAGATGGCGCGGGTATTCTGTTCCTCGACGAGATCACATCAGCACCGCCTTCAGTGCAGGCGGCCGCGTACCAGTTGTGCCTGACGCCCGAGGACTTTGGCATCCCCGCAGAGTGGATGGTCATTGCCGCAGGCAATCGCAAGACCGACCGAGGCGTGACATACAACCTAGCCGCACCACTGCAGAACCGCATGTGCGACATCGACGTCAACACGACGATCGACGACTTCACAGCACACGCCATCACACGTGGCATTCGCCCAGAGATTCTGGCCTTGTTGCAAGATCGCCCTGACTTGTTGCACAAGTTCGAGCCCACTGGTGACATCCGCCCGTTCCCCTCACCCCGTTCGTGGTTCGCTGTGTCGCACACACTGGAGCTTGACCTGCCCGTGCAGGATCGCGTCGAGCTTATCAAAGGTGACGTGGGTGAAGAGTCGGCCATGATCTTTGAGACACACTTGCGTGTATGGGAGTCGATGCCACGTATCGAGGACATCTTGCAAGGCAAGGACGTGCCTGTGCCCAAGGAACTCAACGTACGCTATTGCGTCGCTATGGGTTTGGCTACACGCCTCGACGCTACCAACTTCGACAAGGCTTGGAAGTTCCTGTCTAAGATGCCCGGTGATGTGCAGACACTCACCATCAAACTTGCACACAAGCGTGACCGCACGATCACTAAGAGTTCAGCATTCACTCAGTGGGCTATCGCTAATCAAGCAGCGTTCGCAATGAAATGAAGATGGTTGACAAACGACCAGAGCTCAGATGGCAGAACACACCCGTGGGTTCGTGGACTGCCTACGTTGAGAAACGCTCGAAGGCTAGCTCTCTTAAGCAAATGCACGTCAAGCATGCGTTCGCGTTCGTCCGCCCCGCCTACAACATATCTGGGTTACTCGACTCAGATCGTGGGTGGGTTGTGACACGCAACACGTTCGATGATGTGCAAGAGTTTGAGGATTTGACTACTGCGCGCGTGTTTGTTGAGTCGTTGTTTGCATTGGAATATAATTGACCTAATCCCACGGGATTAACTTGTTTACTTACTGGAGAAATTATGACCACTTTATCTGACCGGATCGATCTTGCATACAGCAAGCTCGGCCTACGTGAGTCCTTCATTGCCGCTGTGATGACACGCGTCAAGCGTGAGGTATCTGACAAGGTATCTACTGCAGGGACTAATGGCGCGTGGGTTCGCTTCAACCCTGCGTTTTGTGATCCGCTGACTGACGAGGAATTGTTCGGCCTTGTGTTGCATGAGGCGGTGCACGTTGTGCTGATGCACATGTGGCGTCGTGAGGGACGCGATCCTAGCTTGTGGAACTACGCCAATGATGCGCTTATCAATGCGTACATTCGTAGCCGTGGGTGGCAACTACCCAAGGGTGGTGTCAACATAGGCTGGGTACGTGAGAGCATGTCCTCCGAGGAAGTCTACGCCAAGCTCAAAGAAAATCCCCCGCCCCCACAAGGCGGCAAGGGCTCAGGCTCAGGTGATGGCGATGAGGAAAGCCAACCCAATGCAGGTGGGTTCGACGGCAAGGGTGATCTCGAAGATGCCCAAGATGATGCGACTCGTGTTGACATGGAGGCAACGATTGTAGCCGCCGCTAGGATGGCCAAGGAATGTGGTCAGGGCTCGAGCCTCATCGATCGCGTGCTCGACAACGTAGGTCAACCCAATGTGCGTTGGCAAGACGTGACTCGTTCCATGATGACTGAATCATCCGCCGCTGACTACACGTACATGCGTCCTTCTCGTCGCTTCATTGGCTCTGGCTTGTACTTGCCATCGCTTCGCACTGACTCACTCGGTGGCTTGGCTATTGGCTTTGATACATCAGGATCGATGGGCCCCAAGGAATGCAATCAGATTGCTGCTGAGATTCAGGCGATCGTTGACGACTTGCAACCATCATTCGTAGAAGTTATTTACTGCGACTACCACGTGACACACGTAGAGCGATTCGAGCGTGACGACATGCTTGCCCTTCATCCCAAGGGCGGTGGCGGTACGCGCTTTCAGCCAGTGTTCGAGCACCTCGACAAATCAGACGAGCGTTACTGCGGCATGATTTTCTTCACTGACATGGAGGGCAACTTGGACGAATGCGAGGAGCCAACCTATCCTGTCATCTGGGCCGACATTGGCCAATCCCATCCACGTGAGCCCTTTGGCACACGGGTTACCGTAGCATTATGAGAACAACATGAACACATCCTTCAACAAAGAAAAAGACATTCAGTACCGACTGACGCGCATCGAGACAAAACTCGTGCGCGGTTTTGAGGAACTGGGTGTCAACATCGACCAAGACCGAGAATGGTTGTCTGTCGATGAAACAAACCTTGTCGTGTACGTTTCCACACTGGGACGTTCACTAACTGTAGTACTAAGTGACATGGCACGTAACGGCGCTAAAAGCGTTGGCAAACACTACGACATCGTTAATCGCGGTGAAGTGGTTGGATCAATCTGTTTTAAACCAATTGTGTAAAGGGTACTATCATGAACCAACCAGAATCAATCATTCACAAAGGCATCCCGGTTAAATCAGTTTGCTACCCGCAAATACCTGCAGACGATCGCAGGTTTGTATGGACTGC